TATGTTTCCTTCGCCTGCAGTTGGGCATTTGCCGAGCTTAAGAAAATGGAAGGTAACGCAAAGATTATTAAGTTTATTGCAAGAGATGAAAATACGCACCTTGCTGGTACAACAGTCATGATTAAAGATCTTCTCAAAGAAGACCCAGACTTTGCTAAAATTGCAAAGGAAACAGAACAAGAAGCAATTGATCTCTTTACAAAGGTTATTGAACAAGAGAAAGAATGGGCATCATATCTTTTTAGAGATGGATCAATGATTGGTTTAAATGAAACAATTCTAAAACAATATATAGAATGGATAGGATGTAAACGAATGAGAGCAATAGGTTTACCTTGTCCATATACAGTTCCCCAGATGAATCCACTGCCTTGGACGGAAAAGTGGATATCTGGTGGAAGTGTACAGGTCGCTCCACAAGAAACTGAAATAAGTAGTTATGTGGTTGGTGGTGTGAAACAAGATGTATCAGAGGATACATTTAAAGGAATGAGTCTGTGAGCAAAAAAGTTTTACAGGCCGTTAATCTATCACCACCAGTTGATGAATCATTTTTTGATAAATTAGAGAACGTTCATCCTATGAGACAAATAGTATGGGCAGCAATTATCCAAGTAGCAGTATTTGGATTTATGTTATTAGCATTTAAATTAATTGGAGTATTAGTATGAATATAGAAATATATGGTAAGGATTTTTGTCCGTATTGTGATAAAGCAGTTTCATTAGCAGAAAGTCTTGAAGGATCAAGCTTTGTATATAAGAAATTAGACAAAGACTTCACTAGAGAAGAACTCTTTGAACTATTTCCAGGAGCAAGAACTTTTCCACAAATTAAAATAGACGGTGAAAACATTGGAGGTTATTCCGAATTCTTTTCACTGCACGGAGTAAAATGATACTAGAATGCGAATATTGCTATAATAGGATTATTATTAAGGCTGACGATAGAGAAATGAAGGTGAACTTCTGTCCTCATTGCGGAGAACCTGCAGATGATGATATGGAAGAATTAGATTTTAATGAATGATTGGATATACCAAGGTAGAAAATTTGAACCACCAGAGGAATTTACCCCTGATGTTTGGTATGGTTTTGTATATTGTATAACCAATAGAGCAACAGCAAGGAAATACATTGGAAAGAAATTTTTTTGGGCGTCAAAGACTTTACCTATTACGAAGACTCGAAAGAGACGTAAACGGCTCAAAGTTGAATCAGATTGGCGTACATACTACGGTTCAAATAAACACCTACAACAAGATCTCCAAACTATGGGAGAAGACTTCTTCCATAGAGAGATTATACGTTTATGCAAATCGAAGGGTGAATGCTCATATTTCGAAACAAAAGAACAATTCGATAGGGAAGTCCTATTAACTGAAGATTATTATAATGGTATAATAAATTGCAGGATAGGATCAAATAGTGTAAAAAAGGGGTTTACAAACAAGTAGTTCTGTGGTATAATAATACTCTATTATGGCAAAAATATTAAAGTTTCCATCAAAACAAGAGCTCGAAAAGCGTGAGATGTGGAAACAGTATGAAGAAGAAACAAGAACACTGAATCAATATAGTGATGAATGTATAGCAGCTTCTCATTTCCTATTAGAGGTCTTGGAAGAGTTTATCAATACGGGAGAAGCATCACCAGATTTTATGGATATGAATTTCAGAGATGAAACAATCCAGGAATCAAGAGATATGTTTGTAGTAGTAAACATGTTAAATGCAATGTTTAACAGATACTATGGTATTCCACATGCTCTCCATCATGAAATGGATCGTGCATATACAAAGATTAAACTCTTATCAACTCAAAACGATCAAGCCAAAATAGATTTACAAAAAGAAAAAGAATATGAAATAATATTTGAGCCAGATACTGGAGATGATGATGATACTGATTGACTATAACCAAATTGCACTTTCTAACATTTTTATGCAAAGATTAGGCGAAGAAAGCCTTATAAGACATATGATCTTAAATAGTATTAGAATGTATAACAAAAAATACCGAGATGAATATGGTCAAATGGTTATATGTTGTGATGGATTTAATACTTGGAGAAAACAATATTATCCAGAATATAAAGCAAGTCGTAAGAAGAATCGAGATAATTCAGATATGGATTGGGTAGAAATATTTAGAGTATTACATATGGTTAGAGATGAGATTAAAGAGAATCTACCATATAAAGTAGTTCATCAAGATGGTGTAGAGGCAGATGATATTATAGGAACACTAGTAGCAAGAACACAGGAATTTGGTATGGATGAGCCAGTTATGATTATTTCTTCAGATAAGGATTTTATACAGCTACAAAAATATAGAAATGTTAAACAATTTAGTCCAATACAAAAGAAAATGGTAACGGACGATAATCCAAGAACCTATTTGTTTAATCATATTATGCGTGGTGATGATGGAGATGGTATACCAAATGTCTTATCGGATGATGATACATTTATTAATGAAGATAAATCACAAACACCATTATGGCAAAAGAAAATAGATTCTTGGTTAGAACAATCAGATAACCTAAGAGAGGTTATGGATGAAACAACTTATAGAAACTATCAAAGAAATAAAACTTTAATAGATCTAGATGAAATACCAAATACTATACAAGAAGTTATTATAAATACTTTTGATAACCAGAAACCTGCTATGAAAATGAAGGTTTTAAATTATTTAGTTAAAAAAAGATGTACAAACTTGATTGAAGTCGCGGAGGAATTTTACAATGGCTAAAAAATTAATATCGGAAATCTTATCAGAAGCTTCCAAAATCGAAGAAAGACCTGGAAGAGTCGAATTTCTAAGAAAACACAATTGCCCAGCATTAAGGGATATACTAAGAATCAATTTTGATGATGATGTCGTAAGTGCTTTACCTGCGGGAGAACCCCCTTATAGAAAGGATGATGCTCCAAAAGGATATGAGTATAAAACTCTACACAGAGAATTTAAACAACTTGGAAAATTTTTCAAAGGACCTGTTTCTAGACAAATATCTGATCTAAAAAGAGAATCTATGTTTATCAGTCTATTAGAATGCTTAAATGGTGAAGAAGCAGAATTACTAGTTCTAGCTAAGGATAAGAAATTAAAATATAGGGGCATTACTAAGAAATTAGTTAGTGATGTGTGGCCAAATTTGATAAGAAAATAAAGGAGGAAAATCGATTTATATTATGATAGTCAATTTATTAACAATGGAGAATTGCCAATGGTTATACAAATTGAACGCCTCAAGAAAGACCAAAGAGAGGCATTATACTATCAGAGGAGACTCAAAAAAAGAGGTAAAGATATTCTAGCATATAAGATGCAGAAAAAAATAGAATACCTTAACCAACAAATAAAAGATATAAATCAATTAGGAGGTTGATTCGGGCTAGGCCCGATTAGGGCCTAGACATTTTACATTATGGCAAAATTTGATCCACAAGAATTAAAAAACTCTAAAAGAATTTATAAATCTGCTACACCAAAGCAGGATTTATCCTGGTATATTAAATGGGCAGCGTCGGTTGTTCTTTTAATGGGAATATCTGTAAGGGGTGTAGAAGGATTCCAAACCTTTGACTGGTTTTGCTCCATAATAGGAGTAACTGGTTGGTTATTGGTTGGATTATTATGGAAAGATCGAGCACTAATTATATTAAATGGTGCGGGATTAATTTTATTAATTAGAACATTTTTTGAAAGTATATTATGAACATTTTTATTTTAGACAATGACCCAGTTATAGCAGCTCAAATGCTATGCGACAAACACGTTCCAAAAATGATTTTGGAATCAGCACAAATGCTATCTACAGCTCACAGGATGCTAGATGGAATACCTGAAAAAAGGCCATCTAAATCTGGAAAAACTATTCAGCAATACTATTCGTTTGGAGATGAAAGAGATGATCTTTACTATCTTGCTGTCCACAAATACCATCCGTGTACTGTTTGGACTATGGCTAGTAGGGATAACTATTATTGGCACTATGAGCATTTCTTAGCTATGGCATTAGAATACAAATACAGAAGAAATAAGGATCATGCCACATATCTAAAACTTGGTAAGATCCTGAATCAACCACCAAAAAATATACCAGATATTGGACTCACAGAATTTGCTCAAGCAATGAATCATTATCCCCAATGTAAAGTAGAAGGAAATGCTGTTCAGGCATATCGTAACTATTATCATGAAGCAAAACCATTTGCAAAATGGGAATGGGGAAGACCAGCACCAGACTGGTGGAGAGGATATCAAGGTGCGGTATAAATTCTACGAACATCGATATACATTTAAAGGTAACTTCTCTTATGCAGCTGATTGTATAAGACATTCACTTGACATTATGGGTCATGAAGAAGATAAT